TGGGGGGATCGGCCCCTGCAAGAAAGATCCGGATTAAAGTAAGAGGTGATCAAACCCTCTCGCATTGTCGAAGATTGAACCTGTTACCAGGTCATTCTAAAAAACAAAGCGGTCGCAAAGGAGCGACTACACCACCGAGACCTTGCACGCACAAAGTCGATCCCCACATTTTTGTCTGCCTTACCTGCGCGTTGGGAGGAACTGTGAAGCTCCGCCGTAAAGTGCATGTAATGGCTGTCGCTGGAAAGAGATAAACTGTCTCTTCCAACGTCCGTCGAGACGTGCTGAACTGCGTAATGCGTCTAAATTAGAGCGCATTAGCTGTTCCCACCCCCCAAGCATCATGGCATCAGGCACCGTTTTCATAACGCGCGCACTGATTGTCCATCCATGCAAGTTGGGATCCCAAACTGGCGAAAGCTCCTTAAAAGCAGCGGACGCCTCTTCTGCCGATATCCGAGTCCAGAATTCACTGGAATCGGATCGGTCAACTCGCCAAGCATGGTGCAGCTCGGCATGTGGTAGGCAGTGACGCCAACCCAAGAAAGGAGAACCCTCACCAACGATAGGAAATTTACCGTAACGAGAGTCAACCAAAGTTCGGAGCATCGCAGCGACACGTACAAAGCCTCTATCATAGAGGGCTTTATGCATGTCCTGCACCGCGAGGATATCTCGCGGGTCCCGACCATCAAAAAAGCGACGCTTAAGTCGCTGAGGGGACACATCCACTCCTTGGAATGCGTCCATGCCACATGACTCGCGAAAGTAACCCCGACGAAAGCTTTTTTCCTCATTGAACCTAAGTCCAAAAAGAGGGAATGCTTCGAAAAGGGGTTTTACATGGACGGTTTTGACGATAATATCGTCACCGTACACGTATATCTCTTTCGCTAACGCTTTTGTGGCACGAGCCGTCGCAGCATGTACTGCTGCAACAGCAAGAGCGTAATGCACAACTGACATTATCGGAAAACACAAAGAGCTGCCCATCGGGGCAAACTTTTTGGTACCTAAGACCTTCCCGCTAGGGAGTTTGATCTGTCGGGTCGACAGTGCCAGAAGACAATCGCGTAGTTCGGGTAACTTGCAGAAAAGCAACTCCACAAGCTTTCGCGAAATACGGTCAGAAGCTTCCTTCATATCGAGAGTTGCATACTCCCGCGTTAATGAAGACTCCTGAGCTAAACGACGGTTAACTTCCTGATCCTTGAAGTTAACATGCCCCCGCGTTAGCGGGTGATGCATTACATGCTCGCGCATGGCATCGCCAAGCCCCTGTTGGAGGAACATCATTTCTTGTTCCTCCATGCATATGATCCGAGGACCCCGTGAATCTTTCGGGACAGTCCTCAGAACACTCGTGGCGTTCTCTTTACGAGGCAACGCACGATACGCAGATGCTCGATCCAGCAAATGATCACTACCCATGTAAAAGTACCTATAATACGGATACTTTTCATGAATTACGCGGTAGTGGACAAGAGGCTCATATCGCTGGGACTTGTGGGTACCGGATGCAGACGCACCTGGTCCCGGTCTGGGACGTATATCCGCAGGATCAAAATCGCGGAAAACACGAAACAGAAAAGAACTAGCGATTGTAAGAAGAAGCCTTTGCTGCCGACCGATTTCTTCACAATGCGTGAGACTCGCGTCGGTCGTAACGAAGTTATCAATAACTTCATCAACGAGATGAGCGGGATAATCCGCGTCAAATTTGTACCAAAAGTAACAAACCTGGCGGACGAGCCCAATGCAAGAAGCACTGGGGTTATCCAAGAGAACGCCTTTTTCATCAACTATCTCCTTGAGCAAAGCCCCCAGAAACTGAGGGTTTGCTCTACCACGCGCACGCTTAAAAGCGGCGAGAGGTACGAAGGTGCCCGTTTCAAGCGAAGCCTCAAGGGCTTTCGCGAGAGCGGGCAAAGTTTTTGTAAAAAACGCAAGGCCCTCAGCACGATATCGGTTCACACATGTGAGCCGATCGGCTGTTGCCTCGCGAGGCGAGTACTCTGGTGAAATGTCACACAAGTCGTCGAAGACTCGTAAGAACATTCCAAGGTAGGCGGATTCTTCAGACATTTCAGGTCTCCACTTTGGTTTCCATTCTGTCTACTTTGAAGATAACCGTTAATTCCCACCGATAAGGAGCTGATCAACGTTCGCTCCGACGCCTAAAAAGGCCGAAAGCGACTGCACAAGCAGTTTCACCTTGGCATCAGTCGCACCTTTTGCGCGAGTGATGACAGCGTGAACCGTGGTTGTTTGCGGATTACCCGCAACATCGAACTCCGTAAACGTTATCGACACTAAGTGTCGATTTGGCTTCGTCTTGGCTTTATCATCAAGCGTATGCTTGATGGTCAACCCAGAAAGAGACGAAGAGAGAGTGCCGGCAGTAGTTTCACGTCGGACACTGTCCATGCCATTTCTGGCAACCAGAGTGTAAGCGCGTGCGCTTACACCGTCGTTAATGGTGATGACCTCGGTCAGCATGAGTAGATCTCCTATTGTCACTGGCTATCGTGCCAGGATGTCAACGGGGCAGAATTGCCCGCAGGTGGCGGTACATGTTAGTCCTTAGGCCCATTAAAATGGGTCTTTGCATTGGACTTCCAACCGGCACCTGTCCTCAGCAGAGCCAAATCATTCAATATAGCAGTGAATGAGGGCTTTTTAAACTGAGGTACTGGCACACCCATCAAAGCGGGTGGCAACGAGATGAAACGATCGTACACCGTCTTGGATACCCAAGAAATAGGGTGATGTGGTCCACAATTTAAACCAAGTGAATCAGACCCACCATTAAAGTAACGAACGTAGTAGTTCTGCTTAATGCAGGCTACCCGGGCTGCCTCTAGTTTTGTACTACAGAGGAATGTCCCGTACTTAGCGTTCGGAACCGGTGTACGACTGAGCAACTCCAAGGACTTCCCGACGGTCAGAACCTGATCGACGAGAAAAGAGAAAGGAATCATTTCCCAAATCTGCCTTGGAGTCAGCGTTAACCCATGGTATTCAAGGAAAGTGCCTGCCGCGCTCTGACGAATTTCGTCATATTTGCATCGGACACTTGCATTGAACGAGCCGCGTGTTGCTTGATAATTCACAAATGTTGCACCTGCGGTTTCAACCGTTATTACAGGGAGACTCTCCGTGTAATGCATGGTGTTCCACGTGCTCGCTTTGGAGTTGAATCTCTCCATCGCCCTCGACGATTCGCCGAGGATTACCGACATACTCGCAACATCGCGAACTAGAGGCTGGTAAGCATAACTGTTCACCAGCTGTAGTTCAGCGAGGGTACGATGCGACTCGTGACGGAAAATGTTCTTAGCTGCGGCTAAAATGCCGTGACCAAGTCTCAGGATCTGCGCAGGTGCGCCTTTCAACTCCTTCATTTCATAAAGGAAGTTAGATCCGGAGAAACCAGCTGCATTTTTCATTTGCGGCTGTAACTCCCGCCACGCCCGCGTTTGTGCCTGGTAAAGATCCCAAGCTCCAAACGCGGGCAGGGTTAACAACGACGCGAGTGGTGGAGACGAACACATGCCTTTATCCCAGGAATATTGTGCGTTCCAAGTTCCGGGCACGCCCATGATCAACCTGACCATGTCGTATTCACCATTCCCATACCTCGTCTTCTCATGACGACACGGACTAATTTGTTGTCGTCCGTGAGGGTTGTCGACGATAATGTCCGTGTCCAGATAACTGGAGGACGGGCTGCCATATGGCTGCCCCACGAACATGTCGAACATCCCTGGTAAGGGCTCGCCCGAGGTAGTATGAAGCATGTTCCATGCGGTTTGGAGAGTGCTTTGAAAAGCACTGCCGCCCCGAATGTACAACTTCGGGCTACTAACTCGAGATCGCGTCCTCATTGTTAAAATCTCCTTAGACATGTTGATTTTCGACGACCAACATGTCGCCAGAGTTAAATAAATCTACCGGCCGTGCGCTCCTATAGCGCACGGTC